CGCCGACATGCCGCATGGCGGGTGTCTACGTGCACCGTCAGCGGGAAGTAAGCCAGTCCTTACCGCTGATGGTAACGTAGCCGCAAGGGTACGGAACAGCAGCTAACCATGGCTGGTGGAAAGGAGTTCTGTTTCATGAATCTTAGAAATGGAATCGAGCTGTTAGTGCTTATCCTGAAGATAGTCCTCTTCATTATGAGCCTCTAATGGCGAGTACGCACTCCTGCAGCAACAGGGGTGCGTGCGTTCCTTCCGTTTTTTTCTAATTTTTAAGGGGCGAGAGCTTGACAAAACCGAACAATTTCCTATAATAAGGTCATCCAAGATTTCTAAGATTCATTTTGGACTCTTTTCCGCGAGCTGACTAGTTGCTGATGGTCAGCTCGCTTTCTTTTATATTGACAAAACGCTCTAGTATGCTAGTATAGCTTCATCAGGAACGATAGTTCTGATGTTACATTTTCCAAAGACCTCCCGAGTGGCAGCTCTGGGAGGTCTTCTTTTTTCAAAAGCGGGTGAATTTGTTGATAAGAATCCCCAGCTGGGCTTCGGGGGTGCCTTCAGGGATGACAAGCGCCTTGGTGCCACGCTTTACCAGCTCCACCGTGGGAGCCTGTCCGATGTGGTGGTGGATGAGAGTGCAGAGGTTGCGCATGGCGGCGGCCATGTAGGCGAGCGGGTGGTCGTTATCCGTGCGGGTAATCCACCCATTATCCTGCCAGCGGGCAATCATTTCGCTGGCCTTGAACTTGCCATCCAGAGAGGACTCATCAAAGAGCCAGTTGACCACCGGCTCGGAATCTCCGGACACAGCAAAAGCCGGACGCTCGGAGAACGGAATCCCCAAGGCCGTCAGACAGGCTGCCAGCATCAGGGACTCCAGTTCTCCATCGCGGGAGCGGATGAAGTTCAGGGCATCAGATGTAGATTTCTTCTGCATCAGAAGTCGTATATGGTGGAAGAAACTTCGAAGGAAGCGAGGTCTTCATTCTTAAGCCCGATTTTGATACCGGTCACCACATTGGTGCCGGTCGAGACCGTAGATAGCCCGTGGTCCGGTGCTGCATTAGCCAGCACGAGAGTCTGAGCCACCTTGATATCCGTGGGATTATCGCGGGGAATGTAGCCCTTCATGGAGACATCGGTCTGGTCATCGTAGAAGATGATACCGACCTTCTTACCGCGATAGTCACGCTGTACTTTTGAATCCGGCTTGTAATCGATATCCTGGGACTCAAGCAAGATGCCTTGCTGGTCCTCATCGAAACCGAAAACGCCGACAGTGCCTATGATAGTTGCCATATAAGTGTGGGGGTGTCAAAATTGGAGTACCACCCGGAAGGTGGCGGATTGGATAAAATTATTGTCGAGCGTCTGGGGCTCCTCGATGGTGCGCAGGCTGATGGAATAGAGCTGGAAATCAGCGGCGGAATCATCGAGTTGCTGCCGGGTTTTCCGGGCTTGCAGCGTGCGGCAAATCACCGAAAACATCTCCCGGCTGGAGAGGTCGCTCACATCTTCGCCGGAGGTATGCAGCTCCACGGCAAGATTGCATTCCCAAGTGTGATTCCCGGGAATACGCTCCGCCTCAGCCGTACAGGTCAGCAGCACATAGGGGAGCACCAGCTCGCCATTGGTGACAGGTGTATGAACAAAAATCCCTTGCAGGGCTTCCGACAGAAAGGCCCGCAGGGATTCCGTGAATGAGTGGGGAGAAATCATACTGAGCGGATGAGTTTGCGCTTCATGGCCCGGAGCGTGCCATCCATGCCCCGGTTCACAGTCAGGAGAACATAGTTGCTACGGATGCGCAGCAGCTCCTCACCATAGGGCACCGAGTTGGTGACGGTAATCGTCACACGGTCGCCGCTTTTGCGTATGATGCAGGAACCTTCGCCGGAGTGGCGGCGTACCCATGCGGGGATTTTGGCGTTCAACTGCTCAGCTGCCGCCTTCCATCCGGCGGCCTCGCGTCCGAGTTGCTTTTTCTTGGCAGCCAGCAGTTTTTTCATCTCAGCCTTACTGACCCAGGCACCACGTACAAATCGCTTCTTTTCATAGTTGGCCATCAGCTTGGCCGTCCACTCTGACTTGGCCTGTGAAGGAGACTGCCTCAGTATCATGGGTGGCGTGTTACCCACTGCGGCCTTGGTGAAGCGTGAGGCTACAGCGCGAGTGGCCTCATCGAGCCCCTTCTGGGAAAGGATAGCGAACTTGGCTATCTTGCGCTGCAATTCTGTATCGTTGATGGTGACATGTACACTCATGGCTGTAGGAGGTCAAGGGAGACAATCGGAAGACCGGGGCGGCGGCTGATATTCTCCACGCGGTAGGTCATGCCATCCACCTGAACCGTGCTCCCGGGTTTGATGTCCGCCGGTAGTTCGGAAGCCAGACAGCGGGCCTCCAGTGAAAGTTCCCCGGAGAATCCGCCCGGCTCCAGAGTATGACCGCGCCCGGCTTGCGAAAGCAGGACGCGGACCTGCACCCCGTGCGCGGTGAGGAATTGGGGGACTTCCTCCCAGATAGAGAGGAAATCCCCCGTCATTTCGCGGCTCAGGCTCATGCGGAGACGATGCGCTGAAGGCCAGCGGGGCGAACCACCTTGAAGCCGTAGAGGGCCTCCAGAGTGATATATACCTTGTTGCTCTTGGTGTCCGTATAGCGGAGGTAGCCAAAAGTCAGACCGGTCACGGGGTCGGTGACAGCACCGGCCTCGTCATAGTTGGCAATCGGCGTCAGGTAACGCATGGCGATAGCCAGAGAGGACGGGTGAGCCGCGAAGCCGACCAGATTCTCGCCGTTGTCGGGTACGCAGCCGGTCTCAAACACATTGAAGCCAGCAATGCGGTTGACCTTGGCCTCAACTACACCCTGCTGGGCCAGCGGCGTGATAAAGGACTTGGCCACGATGTCATCGGCAAGCAATGCGGAGAAGTAGCTGTTATCCAGCACCAGAGCGCGGGAATCCTGCGGCATCTTGGCAGCGGCGCAGGCCTCACGAATCTTGATGATAGTCTTATAGCCGAAATCCTCTGCGGAGATGGCAGGAATGGCGGGAGTGCCGAAGTTGGCTGCCGTGATAGAGGTGAAGATGTCGCTCATCACGTCAATGGCGAGCTGCTGGGCGGCGGTCGTTACCAGCTTCTCCAGCAGAGGAATCGAGGTGGTGGCGGCCTCCTTGGCAGTGAGGTGTACCGTCTTGTACTTGTGGCGGTCGAGCGTCACGGCCACGGAGCTGGCCTCCGAATCTGCGTTGGCGGTATAGTCCCCGGCGTAGTCGCTGGAAGCGGAAGGCGCACCGATGACAGGTACCTTCACGGTATCGAGCTTGTCGGCGGCATCCGGTGAGAAGTTGGTGGAGAATGCGGACAGGGGAAGCAGAGTCTCCATCCACGGGAGAAGCGCATTCTGGGAGATGCGCACGTCTTTGAGGTCGGTGATAGTGTTAGCCATATCAGTAAAAAGCGGGTTAGATGTTGGAGTAAAGCTCTGCACGCTCAGCATCCGAAAGCGAGCGGAGGAATTGAGTCTGTCCCTGCGGGGTGGTGATAGCCTTGAAGCGTTCCGCCACGGGTAGCGCGGTGGCATCGCCCTTGGGGGTCACGCTTGCAGCCTGTCCGGCCTTGGTACCGTAGAACTCAGCGGCGCGTTCCTCAGCGGTGCGGGCTTCCGCCTGCAGCTGGGAGATCTGTCCGCGAGCTTCCCGGAGTTCCACCTCCTGAGCGGCCATCTTTTCCTTGGCCGTGGTGAGGTTGTCGGTGAGCTCAGCATTGACCGCCTCAGCGGTTGCAAGGTCGTTTTTGGCCGTTTCGAGTGCGGTCTGAACTTCGGCAAGCTGTGCCGTGAGCTCGGAGACCTTCGCCGTAGCGGCGTCCAGTTGTTCGTCAATAGTGGTCATATATGGTGATGGTGTTGTCAAAATGAGCCCTTGCAGTGGCGGGCTCGGAGTTTGTTCTGCACGGCCTCCAGCGTGGAGATGGTCGCATCCACGAGTCCGAGCGTGCGGGCCTGTGCTCCCGGGAAGGTCTGGCCCTCCATGTGTTCCGGGGCGATATTGCGGCGGCGGGTGACTGCGGCCTTGAAATCGGCCCATGTGTCATTGACCTGTTGCTGCAGGAGCTCTCGCTGCTCATCCGTGAGGCTGGTACCGGTGAGGCCGGTTCCCTTGTACTTGCCTGCGGTGATTGCCTCCTTGCGGAGTCCGAGCTTGGCATAGGCCTCGCTGCAATCCAGCAAGGGAAGCAGAACACCGATACTCCCCACCCTGGCTGAAGGGGCTGCATAGATGCCGTCACACTGGGAGGCAACCCAGTAGGCGGCGGAGCATGCTTGCCCGGAGGTGAAGGCGTAGACATATTTCTTCTTGCTGAGCTCGCGGACGGCTTCGGCTAATTCGGGCGTCCCGTTGACCGTGCCGCCGGGGGAATCCACATCCAGCAGTACAACAAGTACAGCCGGGTCTTCTTGGAGCGTTTTGAGTACCTTTGCGGCCTTTTGCGCCTCGGTGTGCTCGATGCCGAACATGTTCAGCACGGACCGGGTGGCTTCCGGGAGTCTGCGGAAGATGGGGCCGTGGATAGGGACTGTGGCAAGGCCTCCGTCTATTGTGAAGGCGGGAGCTTCCGGAACCGGTTTCCCGGTGGGAGGCGTGGCCGGAGTCGGGAGGGCGGCGAGTTGCAGATAGCTTTCGGCTTCCATGAGCCAGAGTCGTTCGGTGGATAGTAAGGTGTTCATGTTGACGTGACAGGTGGGTTGATGGTTTCTTGTTTGAAGCTGGCAAAAAGGAGTTGCGGCGGGAGCCCGTACCGCTGAGCGGTTTCTTCGATGAGCTTCATCTCCTGCGCTCGCTTTTCTACCTCCTCGTGGATATCCATGCCCAGCTCAGCAAAGTGGTCGGAGAGGGTCTTGAGTCCGGCCTCAACATCGGAGCGGTTCTGCTGAGCTTCGCGCCCGGCATCCACAGTGACACGGCGGGGCGTGGTGAAGTTGACCTCGGTCCAGTTCTCCACGGCTTCGAGCTTGCCCGTGGTAATGGCATGGCCGATGACCCAGAGCCACAGCGGGCGCAGCATCCTGTCGATGAGTAAGGTCTGCCGGTAGGAGAATCGGCGGTCAGCTTTGGCCACGGTCAGGCGAACGCCCGCGCTGGCCAGCTTGGAGGAATCGGAGGCAAACTCGAAGGGCAGCATGCCCAGAGCGGAGTCGCGGCGCAGGTGCTCAAGAAAGCCCGTGAAGGTAGGACTCGGGCGGGAACTCTCAAAGGGTTTCAAATCCTCGCCGGGCTGGATTTTTACGAGCTTGCCACCCAGTATGCGCTGGAGCCATCCGGCATCCGAGCTTTCCGCTTCCGGTGCGCCTCCCAGCTGGAAGTCTCCATCGTCTGCGTTATCGCGGGCGGTGGTCAGAATACGTGTGATGTCCGCATGGTCCTTCACGGCGTGCTTTTCGAGGGCCAGCAGCTCCATCTCATCGAGGATGTGATTGATAGAGTGCTGGAGACTCGGGCAGCCGCGTACCTGTGAGGGCGCATCCGGGTCGTACACGTGCAGGATGTGCGCGGCGGCGATGTCCGCATGCGAGCCGTCATCCCGGAGCAATCGGTAGGCCATCGGCACCCCGTCCGGGCTGAGTTTCACGCCATCGACAAATCCCTCCGAATCTGAGTAGTCTCCGATGCGGTGGCTCTCGATGAGTTGAATCCGGGGAGAGTCTCCCTGCATGACTTTGTGGATGAATATCTCGCCATCCGTATCAACAGCCTTGCATACAAGATGCTCGCACTGGGTGAGATTGAAGCGGCCTGTCAGGTCGGCGTGACGGCTCCATCGGTTGAAATAGGCTTCCGCCTTGCGGTTCCATGCTCTGTCCGAGCTTTCCGCTTGCGGTTTGAGGCCATCTCCCACGGCATACAGGGCCATGCTGCCTACTATCTCGCGGATAAAGCCGGAGTTGCGCACCAGATAACGGGAACGGCGGACCAGCTCGGAGCGTACGCCCGGTGTCAGGTCGAGCGTGGCATCGCGTGGAGCACTGCCGGGAACCTGAGCCCGGCGAGGTGAGCGGTTGGCGTTCTCGTAGGTGGAATTGACTCCGAAGAAGAGACGCGCGGCGAATCGTTGAAAAGCATTCATAGAGGGAGGCGGTGCGGTACATAACTGCCGGGAGCGGCGGGCCTTTTGGCGTAGGTGGCCGGGTCGAGCTTGCGGAGTGCATAGGCGCATTCTTCCAAGACCTCAGCCACCGGCATCACTTGTTGCTTGGTGACAGAGGTACCCCCGCCATCACTCCAGGACATGATGGTTTTTCCTTCCAGCAACAGAGCTTTGGCCTTGGCTTGTATGGCCAAGACTTCTTCCGTGCTGAAGCCGACAATGAATAGTCCCTTTGCCATTATGCTTCGAAGGCGGCACGGGCCTTCGCTACCGTGTCGAATAGGTTGAGCTGGATGTG